TGTGTTTGCATTGCTTTTACTGCTTGGCGTAGTTTAGCAGCGTGTTTGACTAGGCTTTTTAGTTGACTGGTAGTCATACCGTTGGCTTCGTCATTGTACCAATCTGGATTTTCAGGCAATTCAATATCTCTTCCTTTACCTGGCTCAATTGGTTGTGATTGAGCAGTAGCGTAACCATTCATACCCCATCCTTCCTCTACACCTTCATTAGGTTTACAGTTGCGAACCTGGCCGCCATTCTTACCTTTCTTAGTACCTACTGCATGTTTGCCTGGCCAGCACTTGGTTACACCGTTTGAGTCTTTGGCACCTTTGACTATCTCATTGAGATTGCCGTGTGTTTGACACATACCACAATCTTCACATGTCATTTCCATTGTCATCATGCTTTCTGTGTGTTTCTTCTTGCCAGCACAATGTGCTCGTTGGCTAAAACCTTTAGGATGGCTGCAATTGATACTGCTCTTATACTTCTGACTCCACTTCTCTTGCATGATAACTTGTTCAGCTGTTTCAATCAACTGACGCATTTCTTCAATACTTTCGCAATTCCAACGACGAAGTGCTAGAGCTTTTGGAGTAGGTTTGCCATTAGGCTTTTTCATTGGCCCTTTGTTGCCACTCATTCTAGCACAGAATGATTTACGGCGTTTAGCGGCCTTAGAGCCTGGTTTCAGTTTGCTAGGCTTAGTAGTAACAGCAGTTTGCAGTTTACTTCCCGGATGTTCTCTACGATAAGCATTAACAGCTTTACGACTAAGACCATTGGTCTTGTCATGATGATTGACCTTGTTCCAATCTTCCCATAAATCAGTTAGATTGGCTGCAAGATTTGCTAATAATTGTTCTTCAAGGTTCTTCTTCATAATAAATTCCAGCTATGCCCCACCCAAACCTATACAAACCCTTGTAAAGATCTTTACACAGGGCTATAAGGATTTCGCGTACGGTCTGTTCCATCATCTTCCGGGTATACTGGATATTTATCCTGATCAGTCGGCGGAAGTGTTGGCTCCACATTTTGCTCGTTTAGCATTGGTTAGTGCTCCAAAATCCACTGGCCATTCTGCGCCTGGCGCCAGTTCTTTAGCTGTTGCTGGGAACGCAAATTTAACACCAGCTTCTTGCATGATGTTGGCTACGGGTTGACGAAATTGTGCCAAGTTGTTGCCTAGATTGGGATACGGTGCAACGTGTGGAAATGCCCAACCAGCCACTTCGTTGGTTTGATTGTTGATAACAATTTTGTAGAAAGCATGTGGAACAACTACACCGTTACCAATTTTCTTGTCTTGTTGATTGTATACTCCGCCCACATAAACTGTGTATGATTGATTGCGTTGCACAGTCCATCCACGAACACTGGTTTCCAACAGTTTCCAGATGCCACGATTCAAACTGCCAGCTTGCGGGCTCATGTTGGTCATTAGGAAACTTTCAAACTCCACTTGTGGATCCCATGAAAGGTCGCCGTCGGGTGCCATGTGTCCTTTGTCGTAGCCAGTGGCTGCATAATCGTCAGGGCGAGCTCCTCCTTGGACGCTTTGATCAACCGCAAATGCGTTAGTACGAGCCACACAGCCCAGTGCATTTTGTGGAACCAGTTCATAGGTCACATACTTGGGTAGTTTGGCTGCTGCGTCATATCCAACTAGGTATGCTTGACGGCAAATAGGCAAGACCCCGCCTGTTTGTGGAAATCCATATGGTGCATGCACTCGACATGTTTGTGGATCTTGGGGAGCTCTCTGTGTCCAAGCAAAACTTGGAGCACTTAGCACGGCTAAGAGTAAACCGAGTAGAATCTTTTGCATAATAGCACCTTTCTAATTAAGTACTATTATTTAACAAAAAAAGGACCTTTGGGTCCTTTTTTAAGTGTGTGAATTATTATGGAGGCGGAGGAGGAACTAAATCAAATCTTGCTGTAACTATCTGATTACTGTTCATTGTAATAGCGGCGGTGCCTGTTCCTGATGCAGCTCCGCTCCAACCAGCAAATACACTGCCTGGGTATGCGGTTGCAGTCAATGTTACAATCGTACCATAAGCAAATGATATTATAGATTGACCATTGATACCAACTGGTGAACTTGTTACTCCTCCTGTACCAGCACCGTTTACTACCACAGCCAATGCCTGAGGGCTATTGGCCCCATCAATAATTGGGAACCAGCCACCGCCATAACTACCATATTGAGTAGCCACTACTCCGTCAGCTCGCCATATCCAGCCGTCAGGCACACCGTAATATACCCAAATTTGATCATATGTAGGAACAGCAACTTGAATGTGATTCTCTAACGCTGTCCAACGACCTTCGCTACTCAGTTCTGCACCACCAGTGTGAGTATTGGAGTTGATCCAAATAACGCATTCTGTTTTATTGCTTTCGCCGCCTGAGTTTGTCTGCGGATTGCCAATGAAATAGATTTCAGAGTAATCTTGCACTGCACGAACAATACGGGAAAATGTACTGTTTGACTCACTAACTTTGATGTTAGGATTTAGCGTTAGTGGATCTGTAGTCAATGTTCCCCAGTCTTCATTTTGAGTCTTAATCAGCAGAGCTTGTAATTGAGGTGTACTCAATTGGCTACCTGTTGTAACTTTTCGGTAATTGGCTGTAATGTTATCTACATTATTACTGTTATTAATTTGATCGCCTGCGTATCGTGTCATTATCTATTCCTTAAAAGCATTTGAAGTATTTATGTAAATATCACGATGAATAATGATAACAGCTTCTGGACCACTTTGAAATGGCCTGCCGCCCCCAACTTGGACGATTATCGGGTATTTGAACGGTATTGTGAGGGCAGAGTATTGCTGTTAGGTAGTACTCAATTATTATTGCCTTTAGCTACAGAAGCATGGGATGTTGAGCCTAGATACGCAGATCCCAAAATTCAAGCAAGAGATTGGTTTACCCTAGACACACATTGGGATACAATCATAACGGATGGAAGTCTAGCGCTGGGCAAGGAGCTTACAGAAAAACTATTGCCCATTATTTTAACACATTGCGACAGATTTGTAACTAGAGCATTTCTCAATCCTAACTGGCCCGCAAAGTATGCTGTGTATTTCCCACAAGCACATGAACTAACACCCCATCCTGAAGAACACGCTATTAACGAAGTATATACATTTTACATATGGCAACAAAACTAGTACTATTGAGTGGCGGGTTGGATAGTCTTTGTATGACATATCTCATGCTGAAAACTGCTCAGGACAACGATATACACATACACCATATTAATATAACCAATATAGAAGGCAGAACTGGTGCAGAGTCAAATGCTGTCAAGGATATTGTAAATTATTTCCAACAAAATAATTATCCCAAGTTTGAATACACAGAAAGTACCATTGCCGCGCCTTGCTTTGGGCGTAGTTTTATGTACGATAGCGATGCTGTTAACTTCATGGCTGGTTATATCTGTAGCATGAATCACAATATTACGGAAGTTGCCATTGGACTAAACAAGTCAGACACCAACGGCCCTAACACTACTAGGATACAAAAAGCCAATCAGTTGTTAGCTTTGTTTACCACTGCTACTAAAATATATCCCGTTAAGGATTATACCAAACAAGAGATGTACAATTTATTACCAGAAGGTCTTAGGACAAAGTTCTGGAGTTGTCGTACGCCCAAGTATGCGGATGGAGTTGCTGTTGCATGCGGGCATTGTTACACCTGCATGCAGACAGCTTTCATTTTGGACAATTGGTAAACCACTGGCACCAGACCCACATGTATCTAATTTCAAAGAATAGAACAACAATGGCCGCAACAAGAAGGATTTTTTCTTTTTGACTATAGGCTTCTTGTGCTTCTAAGTTAGAAATTGATTCCATGCTTGATATCTCAAATTAAAAGGCCGGCGCTTGCGCTTGTTTACCAATTCGTAATAGTCCGGCTTGTAGGGTTTGAGTTTTGGCTTCCAACCTTTAACCTGGTCACTTTTACTGGCATTACAAGGTGCGCAGGCAGTGGTACAGTTTTCCCATGTGCTTTTACCACCTTTTGAAACTGGTAACACATGATCCAAAGTGGCATCTTTACGCTCAATGGCTTTGCCGCAGTATTGGCATTCACAATTGTCTCGTAAGTATACATTGCCACGACTGAATCTAATTGAAGTTTTGGTTTTCATATACTCACGCAACATCATAACACTGGGCACAGCAGTTTCCCAGTTGGCTGAATGAACTATCCAATCTTCGTGATAATACAGCACATCGGCCTTGTCTAAAACCATGTATTTGATTGCATCTTGCCAAGTGATTGTGCTAAGTGGCATCACACCAACTGGTGCACCGTCGGCGTTTAAAAGCAAGGTATCCGCCATTTTTTCCTCTCATAGTTGTGTTTACAGACCCAACTTTAGAAGTAATTATAACTTCACTGTGTATTTAAGTCAAGTTCGATTACACTAAGATGTTTTGAGCAAATTCGCTTGCACTTTGATCAAGTCCTGCACACCACTGATCCTTGCCTTGAGAATCAAATACCAGTTTCATGTTGGGCGTAGCCACACACCAACTGTTTTGATGTTGATAAGGGGCAACTCCTTTGATTTCGTTTAGCAATTGCCCGTGTGCCCATCCGCACATGCCTAAGAACAGTCTCCATTTGATGGGACGATCGCCAGCTGACAATCTGGGCAATATGTCGTCTGCACTGCTCAAGTTGAAAGTTTCGTTGACTCTCAAGGTGTTTTTGCTTAACCATTCGTTGGTGTGCAACATAGTCAAACTCTGACCACTGATAGGACCACCAATGTAAATTGAACCTGGAATATTTAGATCCAAGTTTAATCTATCACCAAACTGCTCTATAGAAAAGTCACTGGGTTTGTTTAACACAATACCCAATGTGCCTTGCATGGTATGTTCAGTGACCATGATCATGGTTTTGTGCCAAAAATTTCCCTTGACAGCTGGGGGTGCGATTAATAAGTTTCCTACAAGATTCATGTAGGTATTTAGTTATGCAAATCGTGACACAGATTGTTTTACATCAGCCACAGTGATCTTGCCATCTCTGTTGCGATCTAATCCTTTGTTTTGTTTATAAACTAAATCGCTACTCAGGTTGGTGCCTGGAACTTTGCCGCCGGCCAGTTGACCCAAAACAAACTCGTCAGGGTATCCAACAAACTTGGGCATAAAAGTGGCCATGTACAAGTCGCCAACTGAACCATCACCCACTCCGGTCATTTTGTAATACTTGTATACATAATCCAACTGTTCAACACCGTCCATCCTGGCCAACTCGGCTGTGGTTGTACCTAAACGCCTGGCTGTGTCAGGCATAAACTGAATAAGTCCAGTGGCACCGATACTATTTTGTATATGTGGATTTACTCCAGACTCTTGTTTGAAAATGGCCATTAACGCACCACTTGTGGTACCAAGGAGTTGTGCGATCTTTTCTACTTTCTTCTTGAAGTCCGGGTCTTGAATTGTGGACACATCTATTTTCTGAGCATCAACACTGTCAGGGCGGGCCAGCGCATCTTTGTACTTGGCGGCAATTTCAGGAAATTGATTAGCAGCTCGGCGAGTGTACTGGCCAAGCCTGCCATCAACTCCATCGCCCCTTGGTCCAAAATTACCCAAGTTGGCACCTTTAGCCTTCAGCTCGCGCTGTAAGTCCATGACATCTTTGTTCACTGCCTCACTCAATATTTCGTATACTCTCATAGTTGCCCTTTTCTTGTGCCATAATCAGGTAACGGGCCGCCGTATTTGCGACCTTTAATGTGCTTGCCGCCCACAACTATGCGTACTTTGCGCTTGCCTGAAGTGATCAAGTGACTCTTTTCACCGTCTCTGGCACGAAGTCCTTGACTCTTGCAACTGGCCAGATTGCTGGCGCCCAGCTGACTATCAGGTAAGGAGCCAGTACACAATGCTCTACTGGCTTTTTCGTTTATGAATTCACTTGCTCTCATGGTCATGTATTTATTGATTTATGTATTCGAAAACATTTAACCATTTGCGTTTGCCCACTGTTTGTTTGAGATGAGCAAGATCTGCCTTGGTGGTTTGACGCATGATGGTTTGTTGAAGTGCTGGAATGGGCTCGTACACTATTTCAGCGCCTTCTATTCCAGCAATTTCTTCAGCAATATCCAAAAAACTGTGTGCCAAACCAGATCCCGCATTCCAAATGCCCGAACCATTGACTTGTTTTACAAAGTCAATGTGTAATTTACAAACATCACCTACCCAAGTCCAATCTCGTTTGATGGTTTCAGCCCCTTCCCAAACTGTAATTATGCCTTCTTTTCGAGCCTGCTGCCGCCATTTTTCTATTATGTTTGCCCTAGATCCCTTAAGATGCATGTATTTGCCATACACATTGAAATAACGAAACCCTTGAACCATGACTTGTTGTTCTTGTTGGAACACCCAGCGATCGAACAGATATTTTGACCATGCATATGGTGTTTGTGGATGGCACGGAGCATACTCACTGAAGTTGTTGGTGTTGCCATACACACTGCTGGAACTGGCATACTGTAGATTTACACCATGACTGTTGCATTCGGTGAACAGTCGTTGGCTGAATTCCAAGTTTTGTGTCAGTATGCAATCAATATCAGTATCCAAATTATCTGCCCTGGCTCCTAGATGTATTACCCAATCATAGTTGATCACTTGCGGAAAACTGTTGGGATCCCAATCCCAACCATCCACAGTCCAACCTTCTTCTCTGCTGAGCCAAGCCAGCATGTTGCGTCCAATAAATCCTTTATGGCCAGTGACTAAAATATTCATGGCAATACCTCTTTAACTGTTTAACAACATCCTTGTCAATCCTATGCTGTCAATGCTGACTAGCAGTAGATAGTTAGCCAACATGCCAAAAGATTTCCTAGTCCAACTAGCCCAAGCATACAGAGCGCAACCAGTAATCCAAATGGGATAAAGAGCAAGAAGCGGAGGGGTAGGTACGGTAATCGCCATAATGATGGAGCAACCAAGACTAATAGTCCAAGCAACAAGCTCAATAACAAAGCGAATTCTGTTAGACTTAAAGTCATCTTGTATCCAATCTATAGTGGGTTTAATATAATTTAACATATAGTATTTTATCAAAATACCAAACTCAAGTCGTTAAAAAAGGCTACCTAAGTAGCCTTTTTTAGACTACCCTAGCCTAGTGTTAAACCAGTCCCAATGCCATGGCCTTGTAACCAGCAGCCACAATCTTGCGGCTTGGTGTACCAATAACATACTCAGTTACCTTGGCATTGTTGCCAGCAACACGAGTATTGGCATACACTGCATATCCGCTTTGACGGATACGGCTTACTTCAGCGCTGATGTTCTTGATGCCAAAACGCTTGGCAGCTTGTGCTGCTGTAACAGCTTCACCGTTGTACATGGCATTGAACAGCTTGAAAGTCTTTGTTTCTGGATTGAAATATTTCATTTTTTGTTTCCTTAAGATTATGCTGAAATCTATCAGCTGTGTGTATTATAACAAGGCTTGTGTTATTTCACAAGCTCTTTGGCAGGTTCTTCTGCATTTAATGTGCCAAAAAATTCCTGTTCTGGAAAACGCTGTTTGACAGCATCTAATAGTTTGTCCAAGTTACTGGCCTGTGCCAAAAACTCGTCTGTGTCCTTGGCATAAGCATACAATTGCTCGCCCACTCGTTCGATGCGCATTTCTGTTCTTGAATTGAGATTGATGGATGCCAATTCAGAGATTTTTTCTGCTTCTTCAATTTTCTTTATTTGAGCAGCTGCCTGCATGAAAGATTCAGGATCTTTGGCCAAAGCTCTCATCAAATCAAGTGTGGCTCTTTGTTTACCTACGAACTGACCCAGCCAAAAAGCAACGGAACAGCCTACTACCCAGATAATCCATGTGTCCATTGTGTACTCCGGTTAAAATGTTTACTCAATCTTTTATAGATTCCAACATGGCAATCTTGGCGATCTTGGCGCCAAAGTCCTCATCTCTACCAATAATATAAATGTCATGATGATGACGGTCCTTTTGACGATCATAGCGACTGAACTCCACTACCTTGCCACCAATAGCATTGTAGATTTTGAATTGCAGTGTGGGATCACTGTTGACATCACGTGTGCTAGTTGAATTCAGTCCACGGCTCAGTTTGGGGCTTTCATAACAATCTTGTTCTTGTTTAGCATTGTCCCAATCTTCTCGTACCCACTTGCATACCATTCGTTTAAGCCAATTCATTTCGTTTCCTGTTCTGCGTCTTTACGCAATTGTTCTTCCAGCCACAGCATTTTGGCATGTGCATACATTTCTTCAGTAAGTCCGTGCCAACCACAGCACTTGCCAGTTGGGCTACGGCCGCAACCACAATTACCAAACTGTTTGGCATCTTCTTTAACTCTTACTTGCATGCTTGATCCTTTCGATTACGATATTTGCTTCCGCAAACTCTTTGCGTTCCAATCCAGCTTCAATCACTCGTTCAAAGTCCTCTCGCAACTGACGCAGGTACGGTCGCATTTGATATGTGGCATACGGTTGTGTCCACTTAATAGTGTACAAGTGTCTAGGTTCCATTATGTTCCTTAGTTAGTTCGGCCAAGAAGAGAAACCGTTCGTAGGCCTGCCGAACAGTTGGGTTTGATAATAGTTTATCAGCTTCCTCTTGCATGGCTTTAACACCAGCCTCTGCACAGTCACGAATACACAAACCACTCAGGGTAGCAAGGTCATCTCCGAACTCTTTG